CGTAAGTTTGCTGTTTATCCTTCTGCCTACGCAAATGCTTGGTTAGTCCGAGAATATAAGAAGCGTGGTGGAACTTATAGAGTAGGAAAGAAGAAAAGTGCCACAAAAAAGAAAAAGTAACCGAACTAGAGGTGGTTTAGATCGCTGGTTTAAAGAAAACTGGGTTGATGTTAAAACTGGGAAGCCTTGTGGTCGTCAAAAAGGAGAGAAAAGAGGATATCCTGCCTGTCGTCCCAGTAAACGTGTATCAAGTAAGACACCTAAGACTGTTGGAGAGATGACAAAAAGTGAGAAAGAGAGGTTTAAACGTGAAAAAACTGGTAAAAAGAAGATAACCTATCAACATAGACGTAAAAAAACTACCAAAAGGAGTAAAAAATGATTGAAATCACCGACGAGATGCTTGACATTATTGAAAAAGTCAAGGGAAAGCGAAATCCTGCTCTCTGGGACCCCAGATGTGAACAATATATGCGAAATAACAAGAAAGATACTGTAAAAAAGTCAACAACAAGTTAAACTAATCTTAAATACTCTTTTTTCTTAGAACAATGGCATTTATTCGTGGAGAAGAAGGGGCTGTTAAATTTAAAAACAGCTCTGGAACTGCTGAAGCAATCGTATCTACTACTGGTTGGTCGCTTGATATAACAAAAGACACATTAGATGTTACTGCTCATGGAGCATCGTCAAGAAGTTTTGTTGGTGGTTTGATTTCTGGGTCAGGCACTGTTGATTTTCTCTATACAGCAGCGAGTGGTAACGAAACTGCAAACTTATTAGTTGATGTTTTAGCAACAGAAGACGCAGGTGATGCAGTATTTGAGTTATTTTTACAAGATAATAGTGGAACTTCAGACAAAAAAGTAACTTTTACTGGAGTTGTTACAGGGACTACTCTAACTGCTACAACAGGTGATTTAGAAACAGTTAGCGTTAGTTTTATAACTTCTGGTGCTATAACTGGCACTTCCCTATAATGCCTCTCAAATCTTACTCAAAGAAACAACGTAAGCTTGCTGCGGTTGCTCCTCCCAGAGATAAGATTACGGCTGCTGATCTTAAAAAATTAC